GAGTAAGTTCTATCTTGTATTGGAGTGGTGGTTCTGGTGGTGGTACTGGTACTTACGGAAGTGTATCAAGAGCCCCAGCAGTTGAGGGTTCGCCTTGGTATGCAAGTTCACCGTGGACATGGGATTGGAATGCTGAGATTGCTCAGAACTCCGACAATGTAGATACTGAGTGGTCGGAAACCGAAAATCGTTCCACAGGCATACTTCGTAATTCAATCAACAGACAGAACACCTATGGTTTAATATCTAAATTAAACTATGATGTTAACGATGATTTAGAGGTTCAAGTTGGTATTGATTGGAGAACTGCTGGTATTGAACATGCTAGAGAAGTTCGTGACTTACTCGGTGGAGACTATTATGTAGACTATGCTGATGACAACTTTGCTGATGGTAAGAAAGTTGGATTAGGTGATATTATTGCTTATCATAACAATACAACAGTTGATTGGTTTGGTGCGTTTGTTCAAGGTAAATATGATATACAGAAATTCAACCTATATGGTATGGGTGGTGTATCTACTATCGGGTATTCATATGACGACCATTTTGCAGTTGACTTCAAGAAAGTTGAAGCTCCATCAATCACAACCTTTCAGGTAAAGGGTGGTGGTGTATTCAATCTAGACGATAGATTATCAGCATTCGCTAATCTTGGGTATGTTCAGAAACCACCAATCCTAGATAATGTAATCGACTATGATGGTAATGTTTCTTCTAACCCTGATAACGAGAAGTTCACATCGATGGAAGTCGGTGGTTCCTACAGAAGTGGTTTAGTTGCTGTAAAGGGTAGTTATTATAATACTCAATGGAAAGATAGAAACCTAACAAAATCTGTTACCACAGGACAAGGTGATTCAGGGGATACCGATATCATTTATTTGACTGGTGTAAATCAAAGTCACACTGGTGTTGAGGTGGAGGCAAAAGTTGCTCTACACGACATGGTCGATGTTGATTTTGCTTTCAGTAAAGGTAATTGGTTCTTTGATGGAGATGCAAAGGGTGACTACACAGAGATGGAATATAATGAGGATAACCAAATTATTGGACAGACATCTACTGAGTACGAATATGCTCTTAATAATCTAAAAGTTGGTGATATGCCACAGACTGCTTATGTTGGTGGTTTAACAGTTAAACCAATCAAAGGGTTAAATATTCAAGGACTATTAAAGGTCTATGATGACAATTACGCTGATTGGTCACCAGATGCCCGTGAGGTAGATGGTGAGGCTGACAGAGCACAAGTGTGGAAAGCACCTGGATATTCAAAGTTAGATTTACATCTATCATATAAATTACCAGAGATTGCTGGATTAAATATGACTCTTCATGGTCATATCTTTAACGCTCTTGATGATGTCTACGTTCAAGATGCAACTGATAACAGTAAGTACAATGGATACGGTGAAAAACTTCACCTAGCTCATAATGCTGAAGTATTTCTTGGAACACCAAGATACTACAACTTAGGACTAACTGTTAATTTCTAAAACGATAAACTTAGGGGGATTGAAATATATCCCCCTTTTATCAAAAAAAAAGCTTGACTTTGTTATAATTTCTTTGTAACTTTAAGTGTTGAAAATGGGGATTTTACAACCTAAATGTATCAAAATATATACTACGATAGACGTTTAAATAAAATGCATATCTGGGATGACAAGTTCGGTCATCAAACATTTCGTTATAAAAAGTACGCTTATCAGAAAGATAAAAGTGGTACTTATATTTCCCTATATGGGGACAAATTGAAAAGAATCACAAAGTGGGATAATGAACAAGAGGGATTATTCGAATCAGATGTTAACCCTGAGATTAGAGTTCTGGTTGATAACTATACAGATTCCGATGAACTTTCTGTCGGTCATAGAACTATGATATTTGATATTGAGGTTGAAATTACTGAAGGATTTCCAGATATTAAAAAAGCTGATAATGTTATAACTGCAATAGGTTTCAATGACCCTACAACCGATGAATATTTTTGTTATGTGTTAGACTCAAAAGACAGATACCGTGGTAACCAAAAAAACAAAAATGAAATAGTCAAATGTTTTACAGATGAATACGATTTATTGAATGCTTTCTTTATGAAATATTTGAAAATAAAACCGACGATATTAACTGGTTGGAACGTTGAGTTTTTCGATATACCTTATTTGTTCAATAGAGCTTGTCGTATTGTCGGTCAAAACATAGCTGAATTGTTATCACCTATTAGAGTAGTTCAATGGAGTGATTTCGGTAATGGTAAATACAAGATAGCTGGGGTAAATGTTTTGGATTACCTACAGTTATATAGAAAGTTTACATTTAGTGAGAGGTCATCATATAGACTAGATGATATTGGTAAATTTGAGGTCGGTGAGAAAAAAGTCCCATACGAGGGTACGTTAAATGATTTATACGAAAATGATTTAGAAAAATTCATAGACTATAATATACAAGATGTAAAACTAATTAAAAAATTAGATGAAAAACTTGATTTTATTGAGATTGCTCGTGGTATAGCTCATCTTGGACATATACCTTATGAAAGTGTATTCATGAGTTCAAGATATCTTGAGGGTGCTATACTAGTCTATTTGAAAAAACAAGGTATTATTGCTCCAAACAAACCAAGAAGAATAGAGAAAAAATCTGACGATAAATTTGTCGGAGCTTATGTCCAAGAACCACAGAAGGGAAAACATAATTGGGTATTCGATTTGGATATTACATCGATGTATCCGTCTTGTATTATGTCGTTGAATATATCACCAGAGACTAAATTAGGTAAACTAGAGGGATGGAACCCTGAGGAGTTCCTAAAGAAAGACCACAAGAAAACCTATTCAGTCACAAATAAAAAAGAATTATTAGGTCGTTTTACTGAGAGTGAACTGAGAAATTATCTAGAGACTCGTGAGATTGGTGTTGCAACAAACGGTGTTATGTATAGAACAGACAAGGATGGATTACTTCCAGCTCTACTTAGAAAATGGTTTGATGACCGTGTTGAATTTAGAAAATTGTCTAAAAAGTTTCACGAGGATGGTGACAAAGAACAATCTGATTATTTCGATAGAAGACAATATCTCCAAAAGATTTTATTAAACTCTCTATACGGTGTTTTAGGTTTACCGGTTTTTAGGTTTTACGACCTAGATAATGCAGAAGCGGTAACCTATACAGGTCAATCACTTATCAAGTTTACAAAAAAGATAGCAAATAATTTTTATAACAAGGAATTAGGTGACAATAAAGACCATTGTATTTACATCGATACTGATTCTGTATTCTATTCTGCAACACCCCTAGTTCAAAAAAGATATCCGAATGTAAAGATAAATGATGAGGACAAGATGTCTAAATCAATTCTAGATATTGCTGACGAGGTTCAATCCTATTTAAATAATGGATATCATTACTTTGCAAAAAAATTCTGTAATTTAGATGAACATAGATTTGATATCAAACAAGAAGTAATAGCAAAGAGTGGTTTGTTTGTAACCAAAAAAAGATATGGACTAAAGATTATAAATGATAACGGTAAAAAAGTTGATAAACTAATGGTCAAAGGTCTAGATACCGTGAGGTCTAGTTTTCCTATAGCGATGAAAGAAATGTTAGGTAAACTTCTGGAGGATATATTAATGGATGTTCCAAAAGATAAACTTGATAAATTTATAATAAATTTCAAAGATAGTATGAAACTCATGGACTTCGATAAGATTGCTATACCAACTAGTGTGAAAAATATTACGAAATATAAAATTGTAAACGGTGATATATTCAAATCATATAAGTTAGGTACACCAGTTCATGTGAAGAGTTCGTTATACTATAACGATATGTTGAGTCATCTAAATATATCCAAAAGATTTACACCGATACACAACGGAGAAAAAATTAAATGGGTGTATCTTAAAACCAATGAATTCGGTTTAGATACTATAAGTTATAAGGGACACGAAGACCCGCCAGAGATAATGTCATTTATCAGACAATATGTTAATCACGAAAAATTATATAAACAAGCGTTACATAAAAAAATAATGATGTTCTATGAAGCACTTGGGTGGGATGAACCAACAGATTCATCTAAAACTTTAGAAAGATTTTTTTGATTTTAGACAATAAACAAACTATATATATATGTATATATGGTTATTAAATAGGAGTTATAATGAATAAACAGAAATTAGTACGTTTCATCAATAAGTACTATCTAAGTGGAACGGTCAATTCAGTAATACTACATAGTAAGTCTGGAAAAATATCAACTAGGTTTATCTCAAGTGATAAAACTTTGTTGGGTGAACTAGGAATGGATAAGTGGCCCTTTGAAGATGCAGAGGTAGGTGTTTATAGTACAGACCAATTCTTGAAATTATTAGGAGTATTGGACGAGGACGTGAATGTATCAATAAATAAAGCTGGTGAGAAAGCAATATCACTTAAAGTAACAGATTCAAATTCAGCAGTCAATTATATGTTGAGTGATACATCGATTATCAATAAACCCTCAGCGATGAAGAGAATACCTAACTTTGAATTAAAGATAGATATAACACCACAAGTCATGAGTAAATTTATTTCAGGTAAAGGAGCTCTAAGTGAAACAGAAAATTTCACAGTAATAACAGATGGTGTAAATACAAAAATGGTCATTGGATATTCATCAGTAAATACAAACAGAGTTACAATACCAGTGACTACATCGGAGTGTAGTAATATTGATAACGTATCCTTTAATGCAACTGTATTCAAAGAAGTGTTGAATGCAAACAAAGAGTGTGAGAGTGCAACATTTGAGGTTAGTAGTGAGGGATTATCTCGTATTACTTTCAAGGTCGACGACTACTCATCAACTTATTATCTAGTTGCAGTTCAAGACGTTGATTAATAATAAACTCAATGGATTAAGAATACTTCACTATGTATCACCAGTTAGGTTCGATACAAGTGGGGTGTTTCAACATGACTTCGATTCAAACTACAAAGTCGTTGAAAAAACGATATCGTTTCTTCCGAACTGTCATCACTATGTGGTTGTACCCAGTAAACATAGGATTCCAGACAATAGGGAAAATGTAACTTTAATATCCTATCCATATTCAAGAGATTTACTTGCGAATAGGTCATACTTTGATGGTGTAACATTTAGGAAATTGTTTGATTTCAGATATATGGATTTTGATTTTGTTTTCTGTCATCAGCCAGAAATGTTGTACAACATCTTGGTATCCTTTAACGATAAAAGATATGGACAAAATATGAGTAGGTTTTTATTTTTTCATTGGGTTGATTGTTCTCAGAGTAGAGCATCGACTGCTATACCACCTGCATATATGAGACAACTTGAGGGTATTAATTTGTGTGATAATGTTTTCTTTCATACTGATATAGCTTCGGAGTGGTTGACTAAAAATTTTAGGAATTCCCAAAGTTCGGAAATAAACCATCAGTATATAAAAGATAAAACTAAAACCTTTCCTTTATCTGCTGATAGTTTGGATGAATCACAACCTTTTGATATAAATCATGATAATGTGTTAGTCTTCAATCATCGGTGGGTCAAATCAACTGGTGTGAATAGAATGATAGATTATATGGATGGTCTAGATGAATACAAAGTTTGGTGTACGGACTTTAATTCACCAAATGAATATGTTGGTTCTAAATTAAATTCAGGTCAATATAGGTATTTACTTGAAAATTCTCTAGGTAGTATGTGTTTTGTCGACACCTATGCAACATGGAATCTTTCCATACAAGATGGTTTATCAGTAAATAAACCCGTCTTAGTATACGACCAACCTGCTATGAGAAAAGTAGTGGGTAATGATTATCCATTATTTTTCAAAACAAAAGACGAGTTTCAAACTCAAGTTCGTAAATTGTCTAGTATGGATAATTTTATTTGGAAGGTCGATAATCATGATGAAAAATTTTCAAATGATTTAATAAGCTCTATGGAAAAGATAATGTCTAAAGAGAGAAAACACATACCTAAAGATGCAAATAATTGGTTATACTGTATATCGAAAGGTATTAATTACAAACATGAGATTGCCAAACAAGTTCAACCAAATATTCATTTAAATTCTGTATGGCAATATATTCGTAGATACTTATTAGAAATAGGTGTACATGATAATATCAACAGTCCTTATGTGAACTACTCGATACCCGATGATTTACGAGATAAAGTAAATGATATGGTAAAAGATGTTACATTAGAAATAAAACCTACAACGATAAAAAGAAAAATAGTTACAAAAAAACATGATTGGTTTTAATGACAAGAATAAACATAATTCACCCATCTGAGTTAACAGACCAACATCTGATAGCTGAGTATAGAGAACTTTTCATGGTGGGTTCATCATTACAAAGGAGTTTAAAATCTCCCTCTTGGAATCCGAATAAAATACCAAAAAAGTTTACTCTGAATAAAGGTCATGTCACTTTTTTTTATGATAAGGGAAAATATCTATCCAAGAGGTACGAATCAATCAGAAATGAAATGATTTCAAGGGGTATGAAACCTGATGAAACTAGAATCTTTAAAAGGGAACAATGGCCCGATGAATTATATAATGATTGGCTACCAACTCTAGAGGATGAAAAAATAATTAGAGATAGACTTGATGAAAGGATATCTCAAAAACCAAATTGGTATAGGAAAACAAATGCAAAATAAAACACATACATTGTGGGTTGAGAAATATAGACCCACATCTTTAGAAAGTTATATTGGTAATGACCATCTGAAAAGTAAAGTTTCGTTATACTTAGAGAGTGGTGATTTACCACATCTTTTGTTATACGGTAAAGCTGGGACAGGAAAGACAACACTAGCAAAGTTATTAGTGAAGAATATAGAATGTGATTTTTTATACATTAATGCATCAGATGAGAACAATGTGGATACCGTTAGGACTAAGGTAAAGAACTTTGCTTCCACGATTGGATTCAAAGATTTAAAAGTAATAATTTTAGATGAGTGTGATTATATAACTCCAAACGCTCAAGCAGCTCTTCGTAATCTTATGGAAACATTTAGTAAACATTGTAGGTTTATATTGACCTGTAATTTTGTGGAAAGAATAATAGACCCAATTCAAAGTAGATGTCAAGCTTTCCAGATAATACCACCATCAAAAGGTGAGGTTGCAAAACACATTCATGAACTATTGTTAAAAGAAAATGTAAATCACGAAAGGGATGACTTGAAAGTTTTGATTGATAGTGGATATCCAGACATCAGAAGAATATTGAATTCATCACAAAGAAATGTTGTCAAAGGTAGACTAAAATTAGACACAACAAGTATTATACAAAATGATTACAAACTCAAGTTATTAAAAATACTGAAAACACAAAACAAAAAAGATGCTTTCAAGAACATCAGACAATTATTATTAGATAACAAAATTACAGACTTTGCAGACTTGTTCAGATTACTATATGATGAGGTAGATGATTGGGGTAAAGGTAAAGTTGCAGAGTGTATATTAATCATTGCTCGATATGAATTATCAGATACCCAAGTTGTTGATAAAGAGATAAATGCAATGGCAATGTTAATAGAATTACTAGGAGCAATAAAATGAATATGAAAAGAAAAAAACCCTTACCTAAACCAAAAGTAAAAGTAGATTTATCACAAGCAGATACCGTTAAGTGTGAGAAATGTGGTAATTATTCATTTATACAATCATTTTTTTTAAAAAGAATATCACCAGTCATGTCACCAACTGGACAAGAGGCAATAGTTCCTATACAAGTATATAGTTGTGGTAATTGTGGAACTGTTCCAAAATCAATGATGGGTGAACTCGGATTAGAGGATAAACAAGATGATAATCCTTTGACTCGTTTGGACTTGTAATGATAAAGAAAAAAAGTTTATTTGACCACATAAAAGAAATAACCTCAGTTCAAAATCCAAATTATTGGGATGAGATATCTGAAGAGGACAAAAAGACTTGGTCTAACTATATGACACATAGATTTCTATCTATGAAGATGGATTGGATAGAAGTTGTGAATGAGTTTCAAAAATATAATTTGAAACCAAAAGAATTATACAAACTATATATCAATGTCTTACCAAAGGGTAGACACTGGTTAAAATATATAAAGGGGAAAAATGATATGGATTATCCAGAATGGTTAGTTAATATTGTCAGAAACAATGATGAATGTAGTAGAAAAGAAGCTATACAAGCAATAGATATGTTGATGCTTACAGAAGGTGGTATGATGGAACTAGGTGAGTTAAGTAGAAAATGGGGTATAGAAGAACGTAAGATTAAATCTGCAGGACTCAACGTTGTTGGTAGTATTAATGACGGAAATTTATAAAAAACTCTTGACTTATATACGCTTTTCTGTGTATATTTAAGTGTAAATTGGAGAGATATATGAAAGTTATAAAGGATACACCTAAAGGAACACCTAAAGAGGATAAAGATGTTATCTCGTATATGGAAAAAAAATATCCTAATATGACATCTGAGTTCAAAAAGATTCAACAAGAACAATACGAACTCTTTCTACATAAACAACATGACTACGGCCCACAAAATATAGCTGTTGGTCA